CGATGAAGATGGTTATGTTTATGTTGCTAATACCGGATCATCTTTTGATGGTGAACCTATTCAAGCCTATATCAGAACAGCATTTAATAATGTAAAATCACCCTCAGCAATCAAGCGATTTAGAAAACTGGAAGTTGAATTATCCGCAGTAGGGTATTCTGAAATTAGATTCAATCCCGACTTTTCTTATGCTGACCCCACTATCGCAACGCACGTTATGAATTACCAAGAAGTGCAAGGCGCTGGGGGTTATTGGGATGAAGCGACATGGAATACATTTTATTATGATGGGAAAATCGTTTCTCAACCAGAACTCAGATTACAGGGAAGTGGGACAAATATTGGCTTAGTCGTTTTTTCTAATTCGGCTATTGATTTAGGACATAACTTATCGGGCGTTGTACTTCATTACACGCCTAGAAAACTAAATAGATAATAGGAAGAAAGAAAATGGCAGTTTTAGTTTTAGATGCAAATGACAATTTTCAAAATGCCCAGAATTTAATAGCGGGGGCACAACAAGCCGGTCAACAAGGAATTACCCAAGTGATGCTTGGTAATACACCTGTTAATCCAATGTCTATTACCAGTTTATCAACTGCATTTGGTGATTTACCAATTTCAATAATTCCCAAAGTAGCCGCAGCAGCTCCTACTTCAATCGCCTCTACTTTTCCAGATTTAACAGTTGTTCAAAATGCTGCAAATGAAGCTACTAAACAAGCTGCTACTACTACTTCTGGTAATACAACACCTAATACAGGTTCTCCTGTTACGGGATCAGCTACTACTATTACGGGTAATACAACAGGTGATAAAATAAATACAAGCGGTATTTTAAATATCACATCACCTCCTGTGGTTACACCTCCTCCTGTAGTTACACCTCCTCCTGTAGTTACACCTCCTCCTGTATCGGGATTAACTTCAGATCAGTTGACAGCAGCATTGAATGCTAATCAATCTGCATCAACAAAAGCCTATACAGATGCCTTAGCCTCTAATCAAACAGCGTTAACAAAGCAAAATGAAGATTTTTTAAAGAATTGGCAAACTAGTGCTGATACTTTAAAATCAGATATTTTAAGTGGTGTGGATACCAAGAACCAAGCGTTTGGTACACAGGCAACACAAGGGTTTATGGATGCCTTTAAGAATTTCCAAATACCCACTAATCAGCAAACTGGTGTTAATCTTGGAAACTATAATGACAATCGAAATGCTGCTGCTGATCAATGGTGGTCACAATATGTTACTGGACGGAGATAATTAAATGGCAACTGCTTTAGATACAACGACAACCCCTGCTCAAACTTTTAATCCTGCTTATGTAACAGGGTATGAAGATTTACTTAATAAAGCAAAAACTAATAATCCAAATGATTATGGGTTATACAATACATTAAGCGGTTATGGGAAAATGACCGATGCGTATGGAAATCCTTTATTAGATCAACAAACACTTTTAGATTTAACTCAAACTGGTAATAAGGCAGTTTATAATCCTGCTTATCAGAAATTAGATGCTACTAAATTAGCATGGGCAAAAGATGTTTTAGCTAATGATTATATTGATCCGATAACAAATAAACCTGTTCAATGGGCAAGTACAGCAAAAGGCTCTACTTACGATACTGAACTTAATAAATTATTATCTAATCCGCAAGATAATCCTAGATGGACTGCTCAAAAAACACAAGCGCAAACTATTGCGGATAAAGCAGTGGCGGATGCTAAAACCCAAGAAGAAGCTAAGATAGCAGCGGATGCTAAAGCAACTGCTGATGCGAAAGCGGCAGCGGATGCGACAAAATTAGCTACTGATCAAGATACTGCCAATCAATTAGCGCAACAAACTGCTAATGATTTAAAATTAAAAAATGCCACCGCACCACTTGATACTAAAACATTAGGTGGCGGGTTTGATACACTTGGTAATCCTATAAATAGCACTATAGGAGCAGGTATCAATCAAGATATGATTGATAAGGGAATGCTCAATGTTGCTAAAGTAGGTGCGCCAACTACTATTGTCAATCCAAATTCAGCGGCTGATGTTACCAAGATGGTAGACGCTGCTAAAGCCGCTGAGGTTAATGTAACACCGGATTCAATGGTATCTAACCAGTTATCGGGATTACTTGCCAAGAACAATCCTTATATCCAGCAAGCTGTTAATGCGGCTAATCTGCAAGCATCGCGTAGAGGTATGCTTAATACAGGCGCTGCTGCGGGATTTGCTCAAGACGCAGCGATTAAAGCCGCATTGCCGATTGCACAACAAGACGCATTAGCTAGACAAAAAGCCAATGAAGCCAATGCACAGGCTCAAAATCAATTGCTCAATACTGGTCTTAATCTTAAAGCTACCAGTATGGATAGACAGGCTCAGAACGATATTCAAGTTCAGAATTGGAATGCCGCTAATAAAATTGCTGTGGATACTAGTAATACTCAAGCTATCAATACTGCGACCAATTTGTTTACTACCGCAATGCTTAACGATAAAGTTAATGGCGCAAGTGATGCTCGTAAAAATGCGGATCAACTTTATCAACTTATTACTAGTGGAAATATAACTATTGCTCAAAAAGCAGCCGATGCAGTTATTAAGCAATTAGAATCTACGCAAACGCTTGAAAATGAAAAGCAATTAGCCGTATTTAATAATAGTATGAAAATGGTTAATGACCAGATTGCTGCTCAAGTTCAACATACTAGGGATTTATTAATTGGTGATTTAGACGCTACAAAGCAAGCTAATTTGGCAGTCGATACATTAACAGCTCAATATAATGATACTATTCAAAAATATAATTTGACACCCGATATGAATGCTACAACAAAAGCATCTTTAGCTAATGTAGCAAGTATGAAATATTTATCAGATGTTAAAGATGTTTATAATCGTTACGCAGCAACATCAGCTATTATTAAAACAAGTGCTGGTAAAACAGCTACTAATTTAGTTTCACCAACAAAATAGGTATTTATCATGGCATTATCAGCAGATGAGCAATTACGTCAATTACAGGCTCAAGCCGCAAGTCGGCAACAAACAAGTTCACTTGGTCAATATCAAAAGCAATTGGAAACTAGACCTCCAATTGGACAAGGAATGCTTAATATTCCTCAGCGTGAAATGCCTATTTATTCTGAAAAAGATTTTTCATATTTCAAAACACCTCAACCTCAACAACCCGAAAGCGGTGGCATGAGCGTAATGTGTACTTTAATGCGCGAATACGGCTATCTTGAAGATGATGTATTTGACGCTGATACTTTATTTGGGCATTTGATTGCAGATACTCATCCAGAAATCCTCATCGGCTATCATGCGTGGGCAAAACCGCTAACTGAATTCTTGCGTAATAATGCGATTTATATCCCGTTATTTGCCTATATTGTTCAAGCATGGGCATATGAAATGGCAGAGCAATTTGGCATTGTAAAAAATCGCAGTACATTTAAACGATTAGTTGGTAAAATAGTGATGAATGTAGGTAAGCCAATTTGTGGGTTTATCGGAACAGTAATTTCATCACAAGGAAACTATGAGTATCACCGGACTTAACGTACAAGCACATCACTTTATTGGCGGAGTCTATGCCAAAGAAGTAATTATTGACGATGGCTTTGAAGTTCAACAACACGCTCATACGTTTGACCACATGAGCGTTCTTGTTGAAGGATGCGCTATTATCTGGCAAGGTGATACTCAAGAAACCTATTTTGCTCCTGCTGTGATTGAAATTAAAGCCGGTATTGAGCATAGCGTTCAAGCGGTTAACGGTAGAGTGGTTTGGCTATGTATCCATGCTACAGATACTTGTGATGCAGAAAATATAGATGACGTGCTTATCGGCAAATCCAATATGGTCAATACCGGTATTCATGTTGATGTATCGGCTATCAATAAATTTATTTCTGATAATGATTATTTATGGAATAAATTTAAACAACGTACTGAATCGTCTAAATCGCCCCACAGAGAAGTTGACGATATCTGGGTTCGCTATAATGATATTAAAAATTATAATCCATCGAACCCTTTAGCATTTCATGATGAACACGATAGCGTTTTCTATATTAACGATCAGAAATTTAAAGATGAAATCGCTAAGATTAGCCGTGCAATTTGTGAAAAACACAATATCCATAAAACAGAATTTGGTGGCATTTTAATTACTCGTATTCCTGCCGGCAAACAAGTTTATCGGCATAGCGATAAAGGTAGCTGGCACGCAGAATACTATAAAGATAAATATTTAATCCCTTTAGAATCCAATGATAAACAATCTTTTAACTACGAAGGCCAATCTATTATTACTCCTGTGGGCAACATATTTAGTTTTAATAATCTCGTTGACCATTGGGTGTTAAATGATTCGGATTCACCACGGGTTAGTTTAATAATTTGTATGCGCCATAACGCATAATTACGCTACACATAACGTCGAGATGACGTAAGGACATAAGATGAGTACCTTTTCCCCACCGGCTGATATTGCTCAGATTACACTGGCGAAATCCTCAGACGTTAATGCTATTAAGGCGGCTACCGCAATTGCATTTGGATTACTCCCAAGTGAAACCAAACTTCAACGCGGTACAGTCAATTTCGCTGTAGACACCGGTACGGCTAATAGTTATGTCGTTACTCTCGATGCGTCCATTACTACTTATACCGACGGCTTGCAGGTCGTATTCAGACCGCTAAATAGCAATACTGATATTTCCACTATTAACTTAAATGGCATTGGGGTACGGTCAATTCGGCTTACCGATAGTAATCCGATTCAAGCAGGGGACATTAGTGCAGGAGCGATTATTGATGTTCGCTACAGTACAGCAACCGGCTTTTTCCATTTAACGCCAAACTCCGCTATTTACGCTCATGATGCAGGGGTATCAGCGTCTACAGCTACAACACAGGCAGGTATTGCAACAACACAGGCAGGATTAGCATCAACATCAGCGTCTACAGCTACGGCACAGGCAGGTATTGCAACAACACAGGCAGGATTAGCATCAACATCAGAGTCTACAGCTACAACACAGGCAGGTATTGCAACAACACAGGCAGGTATTGCAACAACACAGGCAGGATTAGCATCAACATCAGCGTCTACAGCTACGGCACAGGCAGGTATTGCAACAACACAGGCAGGATTAGCATCAACATCAGCAACAGCCGCAGCGGCTAGTTATGATTCATTTGATGATCGTTATCTTGGTGCAAAAGCATCTGATCCAACGCTTGATAACGATGGTAATGCACTGCTTACTGGTGCGCTGTATTGGAATACCACTGCAAATGAAATGCGCGTTTATAGTGGTAGCGCATGGGTAACTTCTTACTTGCCTGCATCGGGATATTTAGCATTGTCTGGCGGTACGATGACGGGTAACTTAACCCTAGATGCCTACACTGAAAAGGTCGCAACACTTGCTACATCGGGAACGATTGCATTAAACCCATCTACTGGTACAACCCTGTCATGTGCTGCTGCGGGTACAGTCACCTTTACAGACAGTTTATCGTCTGGTCAAAGCATCTCATTACTGCTCACTAACGGTAGCTCATACACAATTAACTGGCCTACAACCACATGGGTGACAGCGGCTGGAAATACTGCGCCTACGCTCAGTGCAAGTAATACGCTCGTCTTTTGGAAAATCAGCACAACACTTTACGGTGCGCTGGTTGGGAAGTCTGCATAATGCTATCTACTAAATTAAAAGAAGCCGCAGGTAACAGCGCAGACGCAACACTTTATGTCGATGACGTATTTTCAACCTATCTCTATACTGGCAACGGCTCAGCACAAACCATCACTAACGGCATTGACTTGGCTGGTAAGGGTGGGTTGGTTTGGTTTAAGTCAAGAAATGTTGGAAGTAATCATTATCAAGTAGATACCGCGCGGGGTAATACAAAATATCTTGCATCAACTTCCACAACAGCACAAATGACTTTCACTAATGCTTTAACTGGTTTTACTGCAAATGGTTTTAATTTAGGTGCGGATACTGCGGCTGGGGATATTAACGGGTCTGGTTATGTCATGGCCTCATGGACATTCCGCGAAGCACCGAAGTTTTTTGATGTGGTGACTTGGACAGGTGATGGAGCAGCCAATAGAGCAATTCCGCACAACCTTGGAATTCAGCCGGGATTTGTTGTTTGCAAATCAACTGGGGTAGGGTCGTGGCAAGTGGCTCATCGTGGAGCGGGTACACAAGGCTTTTATGGAATGAACTTGAATACTACAGGGTTAGGCTATGCTTGGGCTGACTACAACACTTATATTACATCAACAACATTTGACCCAACGCAGTTAGCCGGTTCGATGAACATTAATGGTCAAGTTTACGTCGCCTACCTATTCGCTCACGACACGGATGCAGATGGGATTATTCAGTGTGGGTCGTTTACAACAAATGGGACTGTTGCAGGGTATGATATTTCACTAGGATGGCAACCGCAATATGTGATGATTAAAAGGAGTGATGATGCAGGTAATTGGCAGATATTTGATACCATGCGTGGGTTTGATATGTCTGGTCAGTGCTACTTATTTGCAAATTTATCAAGTGCCGAGTCTGTTAACTATCCAGATACAACTAGATACCCAACTGCAACTGGGTTTCATTACGGTGGATTAGGTAGCAGTTCTGGAACATCTTTTATCTACATGGCAATCCGTATGCCCAACAAGCCGCCTACAACGGGGACGCAGGTTTATAACGCAATTGCGAGAACTGGAACAGGAGCTGCGGCTACGGTTACTGGGGTTGGATTCCCTGTTGATATGGGCATTTATCAGATTAGAGGTACTGCCGGATATTGGAATGGGGTACTTGACAGGCTTAGAGGAGTTACTCAGCAGCTTGTGTCGTCTCAAACAAATGCGGAAGTTACACGAACTGGGAATATAGGAGTTTCTTCGTTTGCTGTTATGGATGGCGTTAACCTTATAGCAGATGATTATGGGTTTTCAAACGAGAATGGTAAGGCTTATATTGAATGGAACTTCAAACGCGCACCCGGATTCTTTGATGAGGTTTGCTGGAGTGGAAATTCCACGTCAAATACTGCGATTTACCATAATTTAGCTGTTACTCCTGAGCTAATAATTATGAAGGCAAGAAATGCCCCAAACGAATGGAATGTACATACAAATTTTGGTGCTACAACTTACATAAAAACATATTTAAACTTTAATTGGGCTGGTAGCACATCAACCTACGGGACAGGAAACACTTTATTTTCAGCCCCTACTTCTTCTTCTTTTGCTGTAGGTGCTGTTAACGATTCAAATGAAACTGGATACAACTATGTCGCCTATCTATTCGCCACACTCGCTGGAATCTCTAAAGTAGGTTCTTATACAGGTAATGGAACAGGGCAAGCTATCGCGTGTGGCTTTGGTTCTGGTGGCGCAAGGTTTGTTTTGATAAGAAGAACAGACTCTACAGGTAATTGGTACACATTCGATTCGGCTCGTGGGTTAACAAGCGGCTCAAGCCCATACTTACTGCTTAATAGCACAGCGGCAGAAGTCACAGGTAACAACGGTGTCTACGCATCATCGGGTGGTTTTACGTTAGGTGCAACAGCAATAACAACGACCAATATAGCAACAGCAACATACATCTTTCTAGCAGTAGCATAGGAAACAACAATGGCAAACTATATCAATTTAGAGACACACCAAGTTAGCACGGAGCATGAAATCCGTGCAGCGCATCCTAATACTTCTTTCCCTGTGCCTTTTACAATAGAAGGTTACTCCGTTGTATTTGATGCACCTCAACCAGACTACGATAAGTACACACAAACTATTGCGCAAGGCGTACCAGTTGAAACAATAAAAGGTCACTGGGAACAAACGTGGATAGTCTTAGACTTAAATGACGAGCAACTTGCTGAGGCACAGATTCAAAAGATTGAAGATGAGAAAGCAAAAATCAAAGCAGAAATTGCAAAATTAGAGGATTCAGTCACACCGCGTAGACAGCGCGAAGCTATCCTCAGTATTGATACAACATGGCTTGCAGACGTTGAGCTTCAAATTGGTCAACTTAGACAACAATTATCGGAGTACGATAATGCCTGATGATGCTTGCAGATTAGCTAAAGTAGAGCAACGAATTGAAAACCTCGAAGAAATATTTGAAGATCGGGGTAAAAAACTTGACTCCATAATTGCTACTCTTGAAGAAATGAAGAACGACCAGACTCGTTACAAGGGGTTTCTCGGTGGAATTGTTTTCACAGTGGGCGCATTGTTTTCGTTTATTGCTTGGTGGACAAGTAAATAATGGAATTTTTACAGTTTGCAACGGACGTAGGTTTCCCCATTGCCGCTGCGTGTGTAGGAATGTACTTTGTATTTTTGACCATCAAATTCCTGCTTGATAGTGTACTTGAAAAGATTAAAAGCCTTATCGGTATCATCAAGCAACTTGATAAGCGTGTCACTGCTATGTCAGAGGATATTGTAAAAATAG